GTCCTCGCCCAGGCTGCCATAGTTATGGGGGTTCAATTGGGTTAACTCCTCATCCGAAGCCCCGGCTTCTTTGGCAAGCTCGTACACAGTGCCATACACCTCTTGACCGGTCCGGCGTAGCAAGTTGACCTGCAAATCATCGTGGAGGGGCTGTAGGCGAGCCTGTAGCGCCTCCTCAGCTTCCTGCTTGTCAAGTTCCTGCTTCTTGGCGGCGGCTTCCTGCTTGGCCTTTACCCCCGCGTCGTAGTCGTCCATCGTCTCAAGGTGGTCGAGCTCGGCTCTTGCCTTTTGCCGTTCCTGCTGCTGCTGTCGCTCCTGCTCTCGCCGGTCGTAGTCAGCCTTAATCCGCCCTCTCTCAGAAGACAGACGATGCTCAAGTTCGCGGGCAATCTCAGGGTGCTTCAGCAGCTCCTTGCGGTACTCAGGGTCTTGGAGTAGAGTCTCTATGTCCGGCTTGGCAGGTGCGTCCTTTGAAGGCTCGACAGGTGTAGACGCCGGCTCGGCCACGGCCGTAGCGGTAGCAGTCGCCGGGGTCTCTACTGTCTCGGCGTTCTGGGGTGCGTTGCCCTCAGCGGGAATATTCCCTTCCATGTAATGCTCCTTTCGGGAAATAAAAAAGCCCAGTTCCCTGAAGCGGGCCTTAGCGGGCCTCAGAAAACTGGGCGGTCCTTCACTCCTTCCAAGAAGGAGTGAAGGAGGGTCCCTAGTATTCGATTATTGGTTCAAGCGATAACGACTCCTAGCGTGCTCTTAATTCATGGATAATAGTTTCGACGCCATTTCTCCACTCATGGATAGTTGTCGTTACCCTTTCTCGGGCCACAGGGCCAGGCAGATTGTAGTCGTGCTGCTTCTTTTCCCACTGTACGCAGCCAAAGTCGGCAGCGGTGCATAGATGAGCCTCATACTGTTCCACATCAGCAGAGTAGGCCAGAGTGAGGACATGCGCCTTCCTTCCAGAGTAAGTGGTAGCCAGCGCGCACAATCTGCCGCTCTCGCACGCGATCAAGTCAGACTGTCCAGCCTGATCAATCCAGTGTATGCAAGTCCTGCAATACCGCCACTTAGCCAAGTCTTACACCCCTAACAAACGCAAGAACTTGCGCCAACCGTGGGTCTTTCGCTCCTCGTGCTGGAGTGCTGAGTCAAAGGCCATAATCTCCATTTGTTCAAGCGTTTCAGCACCCATCAGAGAGTTGGCATCAACCCCGTACTGTTCCGCAAAGTCTAGTGCGACGTTTCGCTTGTCGTCCGCAAATGCTCGCTCCACTATCAAATGTGTTTGAGTGCGCGATTCCTCTGCTGCCAACCAATTCAAGGCCGCACTCACACATGTACTGGGTGATGGATGATTGCCGATAAACTCTTTCAAGGACCCTTCCGACACCAGTGCTCCACATCCCGGACATCTGTCTCCACTTCCTTTTCCCATAGGAGGGGGTAAGCAGACGTAACATTCTAGGAAAGAATCATACTCCCATCGATGAAGGACCATTCGGTTATCCCTACCTCCCTGCCTTCGTCTGCGGCATGCCGTACCGCTCTTCAATGGCCTGAATGGCGATGAACAGCGCCCGGCGAATCCCTAGCCACATCTTCCGCTCACGCTCATTCTGACAAGCACTCGCTCGGCTGTGCGCTATTCTGTTCTCTTGGTTGTATTCTACCACATCATCAGCCGTTGTCAAGTAGTCTATCTCCCCATTGTGGCCGTCGCCCGTCGCCATGCCTCTTCCGGGTCGTACTGGATGATCGGCACCTTGTACTGGTTGGGGTCATACTGCCTTCCGGAGAGCTCGGCAATGCGGGACTGTATGCCCCCCGGCTCGAAGCCGAGGAAGTGGGTCTGGCCCGGTATCTGCGCCATCGGCGTCGCCTGCAACTGATGGCCAATCGTCTCGCTCGCCATCTTCCATGCCGCCTGCCTCCGTGCGAGAGTCTGTTGCTGCTCAAATTGCTGTCGCTTTATCTCGTCCTGCTGCTTGTCGTAGTCGAACTGCGCCCTCTGCCACGCCGTGCCCTCGTACTCACCGGGACGCCACTGCGGCGGTTGCGACTCTCTTGGCGGCACGTAGTTAGGATTCGGCATCTGCTCCATGCTGCCATCCGGTTTCTGGCGTAGCATGTACGGCGAAGATGTGCTACCCGTAGACCATTCTTCCTGCTTACTCTTGGATACCGGCATACCGGGTGCAGGTCCCCATTGCTTCGTTTCAGCGCTCCACTGGTACTCGTTCTGGTCTGGCCCCTGGCGAGTCGTCGGAATGGGTGGCTTATTCGCTGCGCGCCATGCATTACCCAGCGAAGCGTTATAATCAACCATGTTGGTTGGGTCGTTCTCATCTTCGGGAATGTCCCATGTCTCTCCATTGGCGAACGTGACCCGACTGTAGCGTTTGGGGTGAGTTGCTCCTATCCCAAACAAGCCGCCTGACGGCGGGTTCGTCAGTTTGCCATTCTCATCCTTCCAGATCACTTCGTCACTTTTGACTTCGCCCCTATCGCTCCACTCTTGGTCCAGATTTGGATCGCCCATATTAGCCTCCTTGTGCTATAATGCCAGTTATGAGTAGATTGAAGCCGTTATCCCAATTCCTTAGTAATGGTGCACTCTCTATTGCCATCTTTACGTCCCCTATCTTGCTGTTAGTTCTTATCGAGCGCTTTGGTCCCAACTGGCTTCAACCTTTCGGCAAGTGGCTTGCTACGTATTTTCGTCTCCTGTCCGAACAACGCTGGCAATAAAATAACTTCGATCTCCCCACCATGATGCCTGTCAATACCCTATTGCCCCACCGCCTGCAACCGCTTCTGGAAGGGGGTCAGGCCATTATTGGTATTGCCCTGTAGCCGTTTTTGGAATGGGGTCAACTTCGATGATCCACTGCCCTGTAACCGCTTCTGAAAGGGTGTCAAGCTCTCTCCCTTATCCTTCTCAGAGAACGCCTTGCCGCCTGCCCCCTCCACCACGGCTCCCACTATCGCCCCTTCTGCACTTTGTCCCTCCAGCACCATGCTTTGCATCCAGATGGGAATCATGTTGCTAGCGACTACCTCCTTGGCCAGCTTGAGAGGACCATTGTACATATAGGGATACTGAAGTGCCCTTATCGTCGTACTGACCAGCGGTGAGGTCAGATTGCGTACATAGGTTGCTGCGTGCTCGTGTGCTTTCTCCGGCTCAAGGGTCATCCTGAGCAGCGTTCGCACTGTGCCGAAGTAAGCACCGCCGATGCCAATGTTCTGGCCTGCCATGTTGACGGTCAGGAACTTCGGATCGCGGGGGTCCAATTTCGGCTCTTGTCCCATCGAATAACTGACCCCCATGTATCCTGCTAGGCCGAATAGGGTAGTCTTAGCCACAGCTTCCCGCGCCATCTTCCCCCGTAGCCCGCCCTTGGCAATATCGCTCATTAAGGTCAGAGTGGCCCGCCGGTAGCGCGGGGCAAACAATACCGCAGTCTCAATCTCCCGTTGGGTGCGGGAGATACCCATCTTCGCCGTATCCACCTGCCCGCTCATCTCGTTCCAGAACTTCGCCAGTCCTACCCTATCTTCTGCGGTCTTGGCTAGGTGCTCGGTGGCTTCCAGTCCGTAAATTCGTAAGGCGTTCAGAAACGCTTCATAGTTTCGGGCGAAGGGTTTCACAACTTCCCTGAGTACCGGCATCTTGGTAACTATGCCGCCGGTCTGTATAGCCGTGGTGAATTCGGAGGGCGTAAACGTGGCCCCCTCTTGAGACCACTTCCGAATTGTATCGGCATGGGTAGCCAGAAACTGTTGATAACCCTTCTCGCTGGCTAGGGCTTTCATGGCTTGCCCTACACTCTTGGCCCATACGGGCAAATTGGTAAACAGCGTCATCTGCCCCTGAATCAAAGGCCCACCTATATCAAAGGTAGTCATCAGCATCCGGGGCAGGGCGTTGACCCAGGAGATCGTTTCCGCTGCACCTCGAATAGGAGCTTTTTGCTCCAGATCCAGTATCTGTCTTAGTCGCTTGGCATCGGCCTCGCTGAAGAACTTTCCCTGAAAAGCGGGGGCCTGCACCATACCCTCACCGTACTTCGGCTGCCGCGCTTTCTCTGCCGCTTCGGCCAAGGCACTGCGAGCCTTATAGTAAGTTGCTCTGGCTCCAGCCTGAAGTTGAGGGACAGCCGCCTCTGCCTGCTGTAGCAGTGAGCGCTGAATGTAGTTCTCCATCTTGCTGATCCCGGCGTCCACCAAAATCTTCGCCTGATCCGGGAAGTGTTTCCCGATAGACCTAACAGTAGCCTCCGGCACCCGTTCGCCCCGGTAGCCCCGTAGAATAGTCGCCTTCAGCTTGCCCACAGCCGCCAGCCTCTCCTGCGCGTATTCCTTGGCGATCTTCAGGGCATCAGGGGCTTGGCCCGTCCGATAAGGAATCTGGCTCAGGATGAAATCGGCCAGTCTATTATCGGCAATCTTGCGTCCCGCAGCATCTAGGTTGGCCTGTAGCGCCTCCTCTGGCGAAAGGTATCTAAACCCTTCCGCGATAGCTTCGGCTTGGGTCTCGAAGGAGCGGCTCTTCTCAAAGCCCATCTTGGCCCCTACTCGCTTGCCGCCTGCTCCCCGTATCTCGGCCAACTCGATATTGCCCTGATCGTCCAGCTTGCCCACCACTCGACGGCCTACATAGTGTCCGCCTTGCTCGAAGTGCAGTTCATTGACGTCGATCCCCTCGGCATTGAGGGCCGCTTTCTGGTCGTCATACAACTTGTGGATGCGCTGGGCGTACTCCTTCTGCTCAGGCGTCAGTGTGTAGCGGTCTGGATACTCCATCACGTCGTTGATCGGGGCTTTCTTGCCCCCAACGTAGCCCATGCCGTCCTTGTCGACCTTGAATAACTTCTCGCTGCTCCCCAATTCTCGCACCCGCGCACTTGCCCCTGTGACGGCGCTCTTCCAGTCCGCGATAATCGTCTCCCGCAGCACCAACCCCTGCGTAAATACATCTCGCTCGGGCACCCCGATAGCCTGTGCTACGTTGCGAGTCACAGGGTTATCGAACTTATCCACTACTCGCCGCACGACATCCGGTTGATAGGCCGCCTTTAGTACCTCATCGGTCGACTTCACTGTAGGCAGCCAAGAGGAAGCCGTTGGTGGCGTTACTGCCGTTCCCCCTGTCGGTGGCGTTGGTGGTACAGGCGGCATAGTCGGTGGCACTGCCGCCGCTGTTGGTGGCGTTCCCCCTATAGGCGGCGTAGTAGGTGGTGGAATTCTCCCGCCGAGCAAGGGTGGCTGTACTGCCTGCGGTGGCGTGGCTGCGCCAGGTGGTGTTGGTTGCAAGGGTGGCTGTGCCATCTTTCCCGGACGGGTCGGTGCCGCGTTGGCAGGCGTCCCCGGAAGGACAGGTGCTGGCGGCTCAATCCTCGCCTGTACGGATGGCTCAGGGGCTACAGGAGGCACCTCTGAGGCCTGCGGGTACTTCGCTGCCAAGTCGGGAGACTTTAACATCTTCGGGTTTACCACCACATAGGCAGTATCATCCCCTAACCCTCGAAGATTATCAATCATCTTTACGACATCATAGCCATCATTTTTTGCTTGTTTTGCAACAAAATCAGCAAAATGAGTTCGAGAAGATACATCATACTGATAAATCTGCCCGCTGGTGACATAGTTTTGGAGATCAATGTTGTTTAAATCTTCCTCATCTAATATCTCATTCTTTCTCATGTATTCCCATAATGAATCCCCATCGGACAAGTCTAACACTCTAGCATCAGAGGCCAAAACGTAGGTTTTTACCTTCCCATATTCTCTCGCGGCTTCCTCAGCAGTGGTTAGGTGTATCCCAAACATCCTCTTCCCAGTTGTAATCTCTGGATTAGGATAGTCGGCATCAGTCCCATGATACAAAACAATCTCAGGTTGTTTCGCCGCAACTTCACCCGTCGCTGCGGTAGGCAGAGGGGCTACAGGAGACGCAGGAGGTTCTACCCTTGCGGCGGGGCTAGGGACGGCTTCGGCTACGCTCTGTACTGGCGACATATCCTTTGCTGCTCTTTCCGCATTAACCACCCAAAAGCGACGCTCTGCACCTTTTCCTGTAGCAATAATGGACACCTTTGCCGCATCTTCGGGGGGCAATTGCCGCACGGCATCCTCGGCCAACTTCCGCTTCCCAAATATAAGGGGAGTCAACTTTCCAGTCTCCCATGATTTGTTTTGTAAAGAATATTTCCACCTAGCTTCGGCGTCTTGAATCAGCCAGTCCTGCACGTCTTTGGATTGCTTCCCTTTGCTCACATCCTCCACGCTCAAGCCAGCCAGTCCCTTCCGTCCCGCGTGCACCAGTCCCGCACCGACCACACCACCCATTGCCATCCTCGCGGCGTTCTCCTCCGGCGTGGCGTTCGGGTCGTACTGGCTGGCTGCACCGACGGCGCCACCACCAATGTCGAGGGCGGGGCCAATTTGGGCTTGACCGCCTTGCGTGCCAGAAAGGGCGTTACGAATCTTGCTCAGTGACTCAGGGAAGACCACCGCCGTATTGTGAAGGATAGCATTGTCGTTGGTGTCCATCAGGGGTATGCGCTGCCCGCCCTGATAGGCGATGCCGTCAAACCCTGCCTGCTGTAGCGCAGCGTTAGCGTTAGCCTTACCGTTGGCAACGTCGGCCAGGGTGTTGTAAACAGCGTCGCCATTCACCGTCTGCTGCGGTGTCTGCCAGCGAGTATTGTTGATCTGAGTCTTGAAAGAGTTATCCAGTCCCTTGGGAAGGCCAGCCGCAACCCTATCAATGACAGTAGATTCAATGTTGGATTGGTCAGCACGGAAGAGGTTCAGGTTCTCCGGCACGTCGACAGGGCGGATGTTGGGGCCTTGTTTGGCATTAGCACCGATTTGGTCAAGTTTCCACTGGATGCCCTCTAATTGCCTCTCTGACGAGCGCCTTAGCTCAGGGTTGAGTGGGGTCGGGGCCTCCAATCGCTTACGCAGTGAGTAGGCAAGACCCTCAAGGGACTTAACGTGCTCCTCGTTCAAATAGGAGGTGTCTTTAGGTAAATTGGCATAACTCGCCGCCACCTCTGGGTTATCCGTCAAATAGTACCCCGGTCCATACAGCCCGTTGGGGTCGAACTTGCTCGGCTCAGGTGCTTCAAAGGCGCTGCCTGTGCCGTGGTAGAAGCGTTTGGTCCTTCCGGGGAAGGATGCCTCCGTCCCCATGTACTGCGCCCTGATGGCCTCAATCTCCTGTGGCGTCGCCCCTCGTGCCCTGGCTTCCCACATGGCCGTTTCGATGCCCTTGGCCGTTGTCCCAGTGAAGCCCTCTATGGTCCCTCCACCGCGCTCTCCAGCCAGTAGCCCCCTCGCTACCGGCCCCATTTCTCTGGCTGCTTCTCGGATAGCGGGGGCAGATTCTCGGGCAGCCTTGAGTAGTGGTCCAGCAACCTCCACCCCTTTGCGAACGAGCTGAGGCCCCTTTTCCAGTGGAATGAGATTGAGTGGGTCGATAGCCATTTCGATACCACCCTTATAGCCCGGAAAAGGTTCCCACCTCTCTTCCCAAGACTTTTCAGGGGTGGGTGGAATGTCTGCCGTCGGAGGGGGTGCTATGCCGGTCGCTCCCGAAAAACCGCCTGCCGTTGGCATACGGGATTCCAGAAGTGGGTACTGAACATTGCGCCTTTCCCAGTCAAAGCCCTCGCCCACCTTGCCTAACCCCCAACGGCCTATATCCGTCTCAGCCTGCACACCCCTGCCCAAAATGTCTGCTGCCCCTGCATAGCCCGGCACGCGCTGCCTCAACTGCTCCTGCCCCATCCGAAGGCCCTTGAGCACGTCCTGTGGCGTTCCTTCTGGGAAGGATGAAAAGGCTCGCTGCCACGCGGTAGGCTGCGGCTCTTCTGGGGCTGGCGGCTCAGGGTACTTTACCTCTTCGGGCATAGCCCTCTGCCACGCCGTCTCCCCTTGATGCCGCTGGCGCTCAAGCTCTTTCTGCGCCTTCTCGCGGGCTTTCTCTTCCTCTTGCCAGCTCCGGTATTCGTCTTCAGGCAGATAATCGAGGACACGCATGTTTGCCTAACCTATCTCCACTGCGTCTTAGTCTGAGCGTAACCCTTGGGCCATGCTGACCGCATTTTTGCCCACATGTCCGAAGGATCGAGACTTTGTTTCGACCACTCGCCCTCTTGCATCGCCCGCTGCGTCGGCGTCCACCGGCCGTACTCACCGGGGCTAATCTGAATCGGTTGATTACCGCCGTACCACGGCGTCCTGTACGGTTCCTTGCCGGGTTGTTGACGGCCTCCCCCAAGCCACGGTTCTTCTGGTGGGGCTGGCAGATAGCCGCCGGGTGGACGGCCTCCCCCAGGTGGTTCAACGGGGTTGTAGCCCTCCCGGTACTTCAACGGGATTGTAGCCCCGAGGTATTTTCCCCCAGGCGGCTCAACAGGATTGTAGCCGCGCCTGCGCGGGTCAAACCCGCCAGGTTGCGTTGCATCTTGACCGGGAGGCTGCTTGCCGCCATACCACGGGGCGGGAGACGTGTTCGGCATCTCGTCCGTTCGCGGCTGTTGGTATGGTTCCCGACTTCTCAGTAGGGCGCTATAGAGGTCGTCTCCCCCAGGGGTGCCAGGTTGGGCACCTCCTGGCGGTTCAACAGGATTGTAGCCCTGCTGCTGCTGGTAGGGTTGCTGCGCTCCCTGCTGTGCGTTCTGGAAGTTCGCCCATGTCTGCTCCCACGAGTTGCTAGGGTCTCCCTGCACGGCCCCAAAGGCGGGCGTTGCGTTGGCAATGTCCATCACGTTCATGGGTCCACCCCGCACACTCTCCGGCATCTGCGACTGGGCAATCTGGTACTTCATCCAGTCCCGTGGCCCGCTGAGGCTACCCAAGAGGCCCGCCCAATACTGCTGATTCTGCTGCCCCTGCGACTGTTTGAATTGGTCCGCCTGTTGGGCTTGCGAAGCATCGAACTGGCGGATATCCTCGGCCTGTGAAGCATCGAATTGACGCTTATTCTCGGCCAGTTTTTCCTTATCGAGAGTGCTGGCTTGCAAGAGGTCAAACTGGCGTTTCTTCTCGGCCTGTTCGGTATCGAACTGACGCTTATTCTCGGCCAGTTGCAGCCGTAGATACTCCTGCTGCTGCTGCCAGTTGAGGCTGTTGGTCTGGTCCATGCCGCCGACTATGGGGAAGCCACCACCGCCACCGCCTCCCCCGCCAGGCCCAGCCATGCTGTTGTATACGTTCTCAGCCTCCCCCTGCGTGTTGTAGTAACTAACGTCGTTACCGTATACGACAATCCAACTACCGTCCGCTTGTTGGGCTACATAATGCTGGCTATCCATTGGCATAATTACTGCCCTCCCTGCTGTCTACCCTGCTCGCTTAATCCCTGCCGGATTTCGTCTCGCTCGCTCTCGTCCATCTGTCCCCAGAGTTCGTACTTGCGGGCCTCGGGCTGGCTGGCAAAATACTGTATCCTCTCTTGTCCGTTGAGTTGCCGGGTGCCGTAGGGACGTTCGCCGACGCCAGACGCGTTGTATAACGCGTCGCGCCTTTTGCCGATCTGTAGTGCTAGCAAATCCCGTCGTCGCTCGAAAACATTAGGTTTGTTAGACATTCGTGGTGCCTCCCTGACTCGTCAACGCGTTCTTTCCCCTTCCAGCGGTCACACGCCTCGTCATCACAGTCCCAGAGCCAACAGAAGAGGCAGGCCATCAGTTCACCGCCTCTTTTACCCGCTTCTTCAGTCCTGCGGTCATGTCTCGTCGTGCGATTTGGTAACGTCTCGCCACAGCCAGCGGCACACCCACCTTGAGCAGCGAAGCAGCAGACGGCCAGCGCTTAGGCTTGGTGTCTACCACATCGATCACCCAGTCAATTGGTTTGCCCATCTTACCGCTTCCCTTTCTTGCTTTTGCCCGCTTGCTTGTAAGCTATAGCTGCGGCTTGGTCCTTTGGTCGGCCCGAACGGATAAGCTCGCCTATGTTCTCACTGATAACGCGCTTACTAGAGCCCTTCTTCAACGGACTCACTACTTTTTCCCCTTTTTCATCCCCGGTCCCATCCCCTTGGGAGGCATTCCCTTCATCATGTGCTTTTCCATCGGCATGGGCTTAGGGGGCATGTTTTTCGGTGGCATTCCTTTAGGCGGCATCGGCCCCTTTATCGGCATGTCCTTCGGCATCTTGCCTTTCATGGGTATCTCTTTCTTTGCCATTGGTGTTACTCTCCTTAATTTAGTTGTTATTGCGCGGGTCTGGGCCTGCCCCGCTGTCTATTACGACGTAATACAAACTCTCCTCCTAAATCGGCCCCGATCCACTAAGTCTTGGCCCGCCCGGTCCTCGCTGCAATCCAACTGGCGGCCCTCCTGCTCCTTGTGGCGTTGGGGGCACCAACGGCATGCCGTTCACTCCCGGCACCATTGGGCCACTAGGTTGAATTGGCGGCATGCCCGGCCCGCCAGCCCCTTGCTGAATGGGCATCCCGTCTGGTCCAAGGATCACCGGCGGTCCTTCACCCTCGGAGGTGAAAGATGGCGCAGGCGGCGGCGGCTCAGGCTTTATCAGCCCAGCCCGTCTAGCCGCATCCTCGATCAGCAGTTCGTTAATGCGCGGGCTATCCATGTATTGCTCGACGGCGATCTCGTCGGCCTCTTCCTCTGGCTGCTCTAGGCCGATGTGCTCCCTCGCGTGCTCCTTGCTCCAAAGCCCGCCCTCGACCATCCGGAGTGCTGAGTCACGTTGCGCAATCTCGTCCATTGGCAGTAACGGCTTTAGGGCGACTTCACAGGCATAGTAGCCGTCGATGTCGTCGGGTCCCAGTCCCATCCATTCGCCTGCGCCCTTGCTCGTTCCCTCGCCCCATACGAACACCTTGCGCTTCATCCGCCGTTCGATAAGTTGCCACATGAACGGGATCATCTGCTCCAGCGCCATCCTGAAGTTGTCGATGATAGGGGCATAAACGAGCTGCGCCGCGGTCATAAGCTGCGAGACCATATAGCCGCTCGACGAAGACGCGCCCTGTCCGTACATCACGGCGGCGAGGCCGCTTCGGTCAATCATCTGATTGAGCAGACCGACCAAATCCTTGAGGGCAGCGCTAGTGCTCGGCGCCTCCAGGAAGCGGACGTTTTGCAATACGGTGCCTGGCTCAATTTTCGTGACATTCGTGGGGTCACCCGGCCCGGCAGTTATGTCCTGCTGCGGGTCTTCCTTGACCAAAAACGGGTAGGCGGCGAAAAATCCCCAGTTGGTCATCATGGTCAGCATCGCTTCGAGTGCCGGTATGAGGTGGGCGAAGGGCTGGATTACGCTTTGGTACATCTCCTCGGGCTTGCGGCTGCTCGTCATATGGCCGCCAGCGATGAAATAAGGCGGCCTGCCGTAGTTCACAACGCGCTGGTCTGCTATTTTGCCGTCTATCATGTACGAGACGACAGAGCCATCAGCCGACCAGTGTTCGACCATGTCAATTTCTTGGCCGCTGGCGCTCTCGTCCTCCGGCATGGGCTCGCCAGGGCGGAGCCTCGTGAAACCGCCGAGACCATTACGATAGACGCTAAACTGCTGCATAGTCGGTATGAGAGGCCGTCGTGTGCTCTCCAGTACCTCGAACTTGCCCGGTCCACGTGGCACGGTCATCACCGTCAACGGGTCCACATCGTCCCACACGAGTGGGAACGGCTGCCCTTTAGCAAATTTGTCCGTTCGCTCAAGGAAGTCGTTGGCGTCCTCCTCAGTGCCGTCCTTGCCCTTTTTTCGTTTGGGGAAGCCTCGCCAAACATCCTTGCGGTCCACGAGCTTGAACACGCCCAGGGAGTCACTCACCGCGGCATCAACCCCCATCCTCAATACATCCCGGTTCACGATTTGCATCATTTGTTTAAGGGCCGCCTGGCTCCAGCGCTCACGCAGACTGGCGTTGCGTTTGGCCTTCTCGGTAGCCGCGTAGGGCGGCACACTGATGACCGGGTCGTCGGTCGTGAGGGTAGCGACCACGCGAAACAGCACGTCCGCGATAATGGGAACGTGTACCTCCTGAGTGGTAGTTTTGTAGGTGTCAGGGATGTTGATCGCATTGCGTCGATAGCGTAGATCGCGGTTGGCCTTGATCTGCATGTACAGTTTCGCATAGACCTGCTTACGGGCCTCGATCAGCTCTTTCAGATAGGCTTCAGTCGGTAGTGGCATGTGTACCTCAACAAAAAAGCGCTAGGAAGATTCGTTCTTCCTAGCGCCGTGTGTGCCCTTTAGGCTTCCTGGTGCCCTACACCGCTATGGTAGGCGGTGGTAGACTATTCGGTTATACTACTAGACTATCTGCAAACCTCGTTATGTCTGCGAGTGCTTTCTGTAATTTCTCAGGCCCGAACTTGTAAACTTCCTTCGCCTCTCGGCGCCACTCCCTTACCTCGGACATGGTTGGCTTTGGTGCAATTAGAATCCATTGAAGGTGATAGCCACTCCATTCAGACTGCTGCACGTACTCTGCGGCCCTGTCTGCTCGTCGTTCGTACCATGCGTCAATGCACCGCTCAACCCTCTCGCGCTCCTCCTCGGTCGGCTCCGGCTCGCTCTCGATGATCTGCTGTAGCGTACGGTCGGTCATAGCTTGACTCCCAACCAAATCATTAACTTGACCCACACTTTATCCCTCCGCAGACCAAACTCAGTGCTGAGAGTCTTTATTAGGGCGTTGCATCGATCTATAACACTCGCTATTCCTCTCACCTCGGCGTCGCAACCGTGAGTGCTACAACTATAGTGCTGCTGGGCGTACTCGTGGGCATCGGCACGATACATGAATCCAGCAACGATCTCGCCCTCGACGTATACACGATAGCGTAGTTCGTTCACTTCTCCACCTTCTTTACAAGCCTGTACCCGCCGAACATCTCACAGTACGCCGCAGCCTCAACAATAGCATCCCTCATCATTCGTTGGTATGGCGTCATGTCCGCCTCTATACGCTCCAGCATGGCCTGTGTCGCTCGTTCCCGCAGCGTTTGCCCCGGAATATGCAGGATAAATCCAACTCCTGCCCGCGCGAGCTCTGTGCTCTTCGCTCGGCGCTCATGCCGTGACACTCGATTAGGCTTGGCATTGCTCATTTCTCCACCTTTTCTATTGCTACATCAAAGGCAGTCTTATCCCATTCGGTTGCGTCTGGTCGAGTCGCATTGTAACACAACAGCATCAGACCCGACTGACCTCCTGCGCCCACACGTAGTATCTCCTGCAAGGCAGGTGAGGTGTTCGCCGTCTCTTCCCACTGTTCTAATAGCGTGCGGCTCATCTTTCCACCTTTCCCACACACTGCACCGTCCAGTCGGCCTCTTTGCCTATGGTCAGTATAATCACATACCGGCCGGGCGTCAATGCACCCAGCCGCTTGGCAAGCTTGGCGAGCCACTCAGGCATCAGTCCAGCACCTTCAGCGACTCCAGCAATCCATCGTAGATTGTGTATGACCATGCCAATCGTCGAATCACCGGCACCTCTCTGAGATAGTCGTCATCAACTGCCATTGCCGCATCGACGGCTATTTCTGGGAGCACACCGCCTGAGACAAATGAATCACAGACATAATCACCGTTCGATAAAAACGAATCCCCCAGTAGTGCAACATCTCCAATGTCACAGAACCGTAATTCTCCGGGTCCTGTATCACCTATGTTCCTACACCACGATTTGCAGAACCGGCACCGTTTCATACCGTAGTACATGTTCATCCCCCCATCCTGAACGATTGACCTGAGACAATCCCTTGCCCCCTCGACGGAGGCATCCGGTCTCTCATCATCAGTGCAATCATGTGTTTGATGCAGCGGTCATCGTGCGTGCCGCTCTGCGCCCCTGTCGTCCCGTCGCCATGTCTCACATACGATAGACACTCGTCCCAAAACGCTTGATCGTAGCTCAGTATGCTGCCGCTGGCTATCAAGCTGGCTAGCGCACTCTCCATCACCGGCTTCGTCTGCCGATTCGTCGGCCAGCCCGCTATCCGCCTTGTCGTCTGTTTGCCGGTCGTGAGCTCTCGTATGGAGTCGGCATGGTAGTAGAGGTTGGGGTACTCGAGTTGCCTGAGGGCCAGCAGCACGGCATGGCCGTGGTTGTTGCGCTCAACAGCGAGGAACGCGTTATTGTACTCCCGGCCAATCGTGTCGACCATCCCGGCGAACGTTTCGACATCCCATTGGCCATGCAGGTCGGCAACATGGGCGCAGGTCTGCCAGTCGTAGATAGCCACACCGCTGTAGTCCAGTCGGTCGTTCCCGGCGTCGATGCCCTCGGCCACGTCGGCGCCAGCCACGTAGCGCCGTCCGACGCGGGGCCGCTGCCAGATTTTGAGTGCGCCATTCAGCCGGGTGTCAAGCGGCGGCTTGCATGTCTCTAGTTGCTGCTGGATTGCCTCAACGTCAAACACGCAGTTGCCAGAGGTCACAAAACTTTCATGGGCAGTAGCCGGGTACTCCTGCTGTACTGTTTTGCCCTGCGTGGCGAGCTGCTGTTGCTTCGTGTCCCACCAAGCGGCGTTATGCGTTGGGTTCTCGTTGCGACCTACGAACGTTTTGCGGTAGCCGTTCTGCTCGTCGGTCCAGAGAGAGTGGTACTCGTTGAATCCGTTGGCCGTGGACTCGATGATCTCCCAGCCACCGGCCACGAGAGCCCCGGAGATTGCTGCTAGCTCCTCCGTGGGATTCTGCCAAAATGCTCTTTCTGTCATCAGGAGGTATTTGCAGCGTTCCGACCGGCCACCGCCCTGAGCCATTGCTCTAATGCTGCCGATGCCCGATAGCTCTAGTTCGGTCTCATTATCTCTGGTGAGCGTGGGTCGCTCTCCGGCGGGTAGGCTGGTGAGGTACTGCCGGGCGATCGAGACGAGATTTTTGGCATTGTCCCATTTGTCGGCTTTGATAAGGAGATTGCCGCCGTCTCGGAGCATGAGCCAGCAGAAATAGCGGACGCAAATCTCAGAGCTGCCCACGTCACGAGATTTGAGGACCATCTCCCGCTGGGTGAGACCATCGATGAAACTGCGCTGCCAATCGAACGGGACAAATTGTATCGTCCCGTGCTGGGTGCGGATCGTGGAGTGAGACATGGAGGTCCAGAAATCAGGGGTCTCGCGTGTGTGCCCCCGATGCTTGGCCCTCACCGCAGCAATAGCCGCCGCTCCTAATGACTCTCGCTGACTAGGATGTACGAGCACTGGAGACAATAGACTGCGCCTCCTGTATAACCTCGTCGGGGTCTAGGCCGTTGGCCTCTGCTACCTGTCGCAGGTAACTATTGACATCGATCTGTACGCGCTCTTTGTATTTCTCAGGCTTGGCACCTTTGAGCAGGAAGATGAGCAGAGTATCGGAGTATTCTTGAATATACCCAACCAGTTTCCTGCTTTGATAGACTGGCTTTGCTACACCGTCATGCGCTCGACGTATTGCCTCATTCTCCAACACATCACCCGCCATAAGTTCAGCCTCGTGGAACGCCTCTGCATATTCAGGATCGACTTTCATCCAGTGATAATGAGATTGCCTAGTCACGCCAGCTTTGTCCTCTGCGCGACGAATACCACCCATTTCGGCAAAGGCATTGAGAAATCGCCTCTTTTTTATATGGTCAATTTCGGTGAAGTTGCTAGCCATTAGTCCTCAGCCTCGACTGTTATCCTCAATGTCCGTTCTCGCCACGCCAGCAGCTTCACTAACGCGTCCATCTCTGACTCAGGCAGATCGACCTTGATTCGGGCGCCGCCATCGGAGGATATCTGAATTGCTGACTGCAATGGAGCGATAGAACACAGGAAACTAACACTGTCGCTCTTCTGTTCCAACTTCATCTTTGCTCCCTGAGGAACATTATGCTATCGCTCATCAGACTCCTCATTTTTGGGCAAAACAAAAAGCGCCGAGCACACCATCCCCTGATAGGACGGCGGCTGGCGCTCAAGAGCGGCCTAAGACCGTGCTTATACCCTTATCCCCATTTATAGCACAGACGCGGTAGACTGTCAATAGTCGATCCACCAAAAGCGAATTTAACGAGTTTTAAAAACTGCCCCTAAAACCTATTGACAACAGTGTTAAACAGTGTTATCATAGCATCAGATGAAGAAACAGAGTGGCCCGCCGGAGCCGATCCGGTAGAGGAGAAGCACGATGGCAACCAAAAAAATCACACTGAGCAACGAATTCCACAATACAAAAATCAATCTACAAGCGAAGGTTGTCCTTTGCAGGGGAATCAAGGCGGTAGAACTCAGCCGCCATCAGGTGCGAAGAGCTCGTCGTGTGCTATGTGGCATCCCCACCTGCACATGCGGGGGCAATCTGGGCGAACGCCCAAGTGCCCAGATCATGGACGGCCCCCGCTACGACGACGGGAGTGCTACGTTAGTTGATGAGTGGGTTTCAATCCCCAGTTGACGACTAGCACATCCCGCCCGGCAGAACGTCTGCACTCGATTGACCGTCGAGGCCGGGCACCGAACAGGGGCCGACGCCCGACAGTCGGAGAGGGAGAGGACGATGGCAGCAACCATGCGAACAGTAGACGCGCGAGATTTGACAACAGGGAGAATAGCGCAGGTGGGTGAAATTTGGGGTCGCCATGAATATTCCAATTCTGAGGGGGTCGTTCGCGACCAATGGCAGCCTGCAAAACGGACCGATTCGATCGATCACGGCTGGGGTGAGTCATGGAACAATATGTGTAGCACCACAGGCCCCCGTGCTCTCTATGAGGTTGTCCGAGTAATAGAGGACCTCGTACTAACATTCGTGGAGCTAAAGTGCATCAAGTCTAAGACCCAGTAGGCGATGGCATCGTAGTGTACTAGCACCCCCTCCCCCGGCAGAGGTCTGCATCTGGCCGACCACCAGAGCCGGGGACCGAACCAAAATAAACGAGGAGGAGAGGACAATGGCATACGTGTGCCAGCATCTCAACATCGTCGATACAGATCGCACATGCCCCGCCTGCGATCTGGTCCGACAAAGGCGGTATGATGCCGCTATTAAATGCCAAAAGTGCGGTGTAGCAAAGGACATTGCTACACATTGGTACTGGCAAACGATCGACATACCCTGCTCTGACCCCGAGGGACACGAGTGGAAGAGTCCCAAAAAATAAGGCCAGCCGGAGCCAATGCCGGTAGAAGGAGAAGATGATGGCAACTGAAATCACCTGTAAACTCGAATGCGGACACTCGATTCAGTGGGGCGAGAATCCAGAGACGCCAGGCGCCGACCTGCCCTGGGTTGGTCGCGTGGCTTGGTGCCCTGAGTGCGAGAGTGACCGAGAGATCGTCGAGTGCGACCCCGATGTGGTGGACATACGCACCATCACGGAGGTGGCCTAATGTCAAATTCAAAACTCGTTACGTTCAGGGCGTTTCCTGAGCAGTTAGCCAGCGCCATTGAGGCTCGCCGCGACCACGGCGAGCCCCTCGGCGCCGTGGCCCGAACCCAACTAGAGCGCTACTTCGCCCTGCTCGATCAAGAGTTAGAGCGGGTGCAACTAAGCGAGGCCGAGGCGATGCTGATCTGCGACTCGCTCAACGGCATCATCTCAGACCCACAAACCATGAGGATCGGTCTGTGGGCAGGGGTAGACGATTCTATCCATCTCGACGGGCTGGACGAGAAATGGAGCGTGGACGGCCCTGCCCTGATCGCCAAATTGCGAGCACTAACCCCAGCGCAAGCGTTCGCTGTGACGGACGCTGTAGAGTGTTGGTGGGGTCGCAATGAAATAGACGAGGACCCGCGGGAGCGGTTGCGGATTGTGGGGTTGATTCGGTGATTGCGCAAGAGAGCGCCATGCGCTTCTGGTCTCATGTCAAAGTTGCGGGACCGGATGAGTGCTGGGAATGGCAGCGTTCATTCAAACATTATCCCCAGTATTCCATAGATGCCAAGCCGTGGAAGGCATGGCAGGTGGCATATATGTTGCTTCGTGGGGATTTGCCCAGCAAGCCAATTCGCCTGAGTTGTCGCAATCACGCTTGCGTCAACCCGGCTCATGTCATTCTCAGACCACCACCGCGCGCGAAGACTCCTCGAATATCTCGCGTGAAAACTGAAAAAGTGGACCTTTTCTACATTAGCACCAATGCGGCAATTTGCCCAAACTGTGGACAGATTGCTGCATTGGTCAACGATGGATTAGTGCTATTTTGCCGCCACTGCAAAACATATCTCGCCGACTATCCGTCAAGCCCGCGCAAAGCAGAAATCTTGAAAAAACGAGATGCGGGAGAGAGTCTCGATAAAATCGGCCAGGCGATGGGAATAACCCGCGAACGGGTCTCCCAGATTCTTGGCCCACCGCGCACCCGAGGCATTGGAACCGTTCGACAGACAAAGAAGTCTACTAATAGTCGTCGATTGATGATCTATCGATGGATCGTTCAAAACGGTTGGCCAGATCGTGGCAGACTTAGCGAGATTGCAAACGATCTTGGCATGGAATCCAAGCACCTCGGCCGCGATCTGGAAATAATCGCCGCGAGCATTCCCCTGGCAAGGGAAATTGCCGGTTTCACAGATGCACCGTCGTCTGAAATCGCAGAAGATAAGGAACTTCGCGTTGCAAACGATCTTGGCGCCGGACTCACTAAAGCCGCCCGCCTCATCGTTGCCCGAGAGATCATTGCCGACTGGCCCGACTGCCCTAGTCGATTCCTCGGCGAGGCTCTCGGCGTAACGATGCGGTCCGGCCAGCGCTATCTCAAAGAGGTCCCTGAGATCGAGCGCCTGGCCGGACCGATCCGCGAGCAGGTCCTCGCGCACCGCGATCCCGACTGGCTCGGCGATGACGATGTTGTGGCCAGTTTCGGTTGGTCGTTGTCATCCCTCAGAGCGCTGGGTCGCAGGCTACCCGATGCCCGACGACTCTTCAATGGGCGGCGGGTTTGGCACGCGCCGACGCTTCAGGCGTATATCGAAAGTCCTTCATCCTTCCGAGAAGGAAAGGATCGTGGCCCCGTCCTTCACCCTCGGAGATGAAGGACAATCGTCTTCATTTCCCTACACCGGGGGCAGCGCACCGTGACCTGTGCCTGCCCCTCCGTGATGGACTCGAATCCACCCTGATTCATGACTAAAACCCCGTTCGCCGTGACCACCCCGAGCCAGCGCTTACACGGATTCCCGTCCTGCATGATTGTATCACAGTGCCATAAGCCGTTCACGTCCACGGTCGCCATACCGCTTTCTCCTACTTGCCTGCTTCGCCTCTGCTACGCCTCGCCTCGCGACGCTTCGCCTCTGCTGTGCGACGCTGAGCCCTGCCCTGCTCCGCCTCTGCCATGCTACGCCCTGCTCCGCCGTTGCTGTGCCTTGCTACGCGATGCCCTGCCTCTGCTGCGTCCTTCCGCCGAAGGACCGTGCCTCGCCTTTGCTTTGCCATGCCGTGCGGTGCCTAACCCTGCTGCGTCCTTCCGCCGAAGGACTGCGCCTCGGCGGCGTCCTTCAGCGGAAGGACCATGCCCAGCTTCGCATCTGCCATGCTAGGCTTTGCTCTGCCGCTGCTACGCCATTGCTCTGCTGAGCCACGCCCCGCTATGCCTCTGCTGCGCGCTTCGGCTGAATCCTTCCGCTGAAGGATGAAGGACTACGCCGTGACCGGCCTCTGTGGTATCCAATGCCGCCGTTGCGTCCTTCACCCTGAAGGTGAAGGACTATACTGCGCCTCTAGGCTGTGGTCTAGCTGCTCTAACGTGTACCCGAACACTCCAAAGCCGCCATTTCTGAACTGGCCCAGCCCACGCAGTTGGCCGTAGTCCAACCACTCGCCAAGCAGCGCTTCGCTTACGCCGCCGAGCACCAGTATCTCGCACTCTAACCGTGTCCCGGCTGGACAGGTGTCCGACCGGGCTAGCGCGATACGCTCCCCCTGCGCTGTGTGCGCCCGTAGTGGCCGCTCAAACACGCCTAGACTAGCACCATCAGGCAGGAGCAGCGGTATCTGCCTTGGCTCTACGAATACCAGCCCGTCGACGATCTTTTTGAACGCCCTTACTTCTTTCGACAACGTGCCCGGGACCCGTGAGAGCATGCTGGCCGCGTCTTTGAAATAGCCTTTGATCACGTAATTGAAAACTATTGGCTGGCCGTCAACCATGTGGAACCCCGTCCAGCCGGTTTGCTCGATCTGTTCCACTGACTCGATCTCATCGCTAGTATCAGTCCCTACCGGGGCTTTTGACGCGATATAGCTCGCGTACACCTCCTTGTCTTTCGCTACCGTGCCAAGCAATGCCTCCTTAAACATGAATGTTACCTTGTACTTCTGCATTCATTCCCTCCTTTTTTCAGTCGTTTCAGTCATTCCCCCAACCTCTTCTCCGGCTTCACACCCCCGTTACGCCGACAGTGGCCGATGCTCTTCCTCAGGCCGTTTAGACGCCGCCGTGCTCGTGCCTCCGAGCCGGGTATGCGGTCCCATTGCACCGTGTAGTGGCAGGACAGGCCCACGCAATCGTGGCACGTCAGAGATTCGACATAGAAACTGACCTGAGTCATAACTGCGCCTCAAAGCACCGCCGCATAGCCCGCTTGATTGCTGTCATCAGCCGCTCGTCTCGTTTCCCCCGTTCACCGTACCAGCTTAGTAGCACGCGACAAATATGGTCGTCGCGGTTGGCAGGACAAACGCAGGACCATGTATCCGTCTTGGCAGTGGTTTCGTCGCTCAATCCTGTTCTCCTTTCGCCATTTCTGCCAATTTCTCCTTCATATTGCTCAAGGCCACTTCGCATCTTGGCACACCGCCCTTCTCATAGACCTTGGTCAGTCGTAAGTCCACCACATCGTTATCATCGAAATGGAAACAAGCAGCCAAAGAATCAAGCAACAGCTTACAGCCATTGTCAATATCCCAACGTCGCCGACTAGTCAGCACCCACCGCACCTGTAACCGTAACGGTATCTGAACCACCCTGATCTCTTCTCGCTCCCACAACTCGTAAACCGCAAGGGTTACCGCGTCCTGGAACTCCCTTGCCGATGCTGACTTGTATACCTGCCCGTTTCTGCCCCTCCTGTAAATATGGTTCACACTAGGAGGGATTGGTAACTTTAGCCGTATCAACTCAATTGCCTCCTAATCAGTGTAGTGCCGTCGGTATCTTCGGCCAGCCACGCTCAGCACCACAAAACTTGCACACCCCGATTCCTCGCTCCTCGTCGTAAACGAGGTGGTGAGCTCGCGTCGGACTAGCGGCGCATTTCCACAAACCCTTTTTGAGATAGTCTTTCATCTCGGCCCGGCTTCCCAGCTCGTCATGCCGAGGGAAGGTCCTTCTTAGAAGGATGGCTTCTTCCAGTCCGGGAATGGACGTTCCCTGTCCCTGTCCCACCAACGATAGCGCCAGCCTTGAAAACCCTGAATGTACTCATCAATGGTCACCGCTATGGCCCCGTCCTCTCGCACGAGACTGAAGCGATGTGTAGGCCATTCACTCTGAACATCAATCCGTACTAGGGGAGCGTACCCGCGTAGTTTACCGTGAGCCACGATATAGACACGCTCGCCCTTGCGAATCTTGGGCGTGGCGCCGCCAAGATAGAAATCGTACACCCGCCCTGACCATTCATCACCAGGCAAGTCGCCTTCTTCGATCCATTCTTCCCAACGACCCTTGGGGACGGTTACGACTAGATCAGACATACCTATCTCTGTCCTCTCTTCCGGTTCTGCCGCGCGGTCTTTCGTCGCTTCCTGATTGCCTGTATCCCCGCGGTCGGCATAGGATAAGACTGAATAGCAGTGGTCCTTCCGCTGAAGGACCGCGCCTTGATCGCCGCTATGACCGCTTCTGGCGCTAGGCTGCTAGGTAGTTGCATGGTCGGCCTCCCTTGATTCCATATGCACTTTTATCAGGGCAAAATTGGCAATAGCGAGGGCCTGCATTGCATCAGCCACTGAAATACCCTCGGACCGAAACAACTCGCCGATACGCCTTGCGAAGTCATCCGCCGTACTATGATCTGCAATAGCACGCAATCTGTTGCTTTCCACCATATAAGCAGCTATGTCTGCTGAGGAAAGCCTTTTAGGCATGGTCGGCCTCCTTCACTGCATTCACTAACTTAATCAGAGCGTCAGCCTGCTTGTTAGCATTTCTTTCATTCGACCATCTACTCTCAACGCTATAAGGGCGAGGAGCGTTAACGAACTCCCTAGCGGCATCAACCACCAGTTGCATGGCGTCGATAGTGGCAAGCAGGTTCGGGATATCCATACGAGCATGGGCAATGAAGTCCTGATCACCCCGCCATGCGAGCACTTCGGCAACGCGCAAATCTGCTTCTTTAGGATTGGCACTGCCCGTCAGTATGTCAAAATGCCTAACCGTGCTGGCGTGGTCCAGTCGGTATGGATGCCGAGCGAACCACGGCCCCGCTGTTGCCTTCTTCTCTCGTTCCCGCACCACCTCAATCTCGGCTTTGGTCAGCACTCTAGGCATGGTCGGCTTCCTTACACTGACACTCGACTGACCACACGTCGATGAGGCTCGGAAATACATAAAAGATTGTCATCTTCATGCGCAGGTACGCTACCCAGGGCATCCAGAGGTTATTACTGCATACCTGGCCGGTGTCAGCGCAGCAGCTACAGCTCATGGTCGGCCTCCCCTTTCACAGCATCCCGCAGAAGATACCAATTGTCCTTCCACGCGGCACTATTTGGGTCATCTGCGAGTGCCGCCTTGACCACAGTTTCTAGTCTGATTAACCTCTCATGTTCCTCGGCATAGTCCTGTCCGGTGGTGTTGGCAAGAGCGGCATCAATTGCATCGTTCACATTATCACTGACGCCGATCGAGCCAAGTTCGTGCGCAGCCATACGAAGTGCTTCCCTCGCCTGTGCTGCCCATGCCTGAGAGGCGGCTAGTTCACGCTGCAACTGTGCAATCACTAGGGCATCGGCATCTAACCCCGGTAGCAACTCAGCAGTTTCCGTCCGAGCCTCATCCCCATCATGATCTCCGACACAACCATCGGGTGTGCCATCCTCTAGGTAGACCCTCAAACATCGGCAGATATCATCATCGTCGTCACTCATGTACTTCACCATGCAGCCTTGTTCTGTGTGGTATGATCGCAGGTGTCCGCACCTCGAGCAGTAGTGGTCCTCAGTCTCATCCACATCGTTGTACGGATTCTCTAGCGCCGCTTTTAGCCTTTCCTCACTCTTACCCGCTTGGTAGGTCGCGTTGTCCTCAGTCATCGGTCGGCACCTCCATCTCCAGTACTTCCGCTAGCAGGTCCATCGTCCTGCCTATCTGCTCGGTACTTATCTGAGCCACTAGTACCCCGACCGAGTTGACCACGGTCCCTGTCCACATCGGATCATCAGCGGTCGGCTCGAACAAACGTATGATGTATGTTGATGCCCGCCTAAGCTGCTCGTCACTCAATCTTTTTGCCTCCTCTCAATCTGATGAATCCAGTTTCTTGGGCGCCTGCACGGTCATTTCCTGCTCACAACAACTGACCACACCATCGCCCGCCTTGGTGCATAGCACCTCCGTGCCGCACTTCTCACACCTGTGCCGCTTGCCTAGTTGGTTACTCAATCCCTTGCCTCCTTCTTGATTCGGAACCTGTGCCCGCCGTAGCCTGCAAACTCCGTCCAGCCGTCACTTCCGCCTATGATTCCACCATACTGAGTAGCAAAGCCGCAATCGAATTTCTCACCGCAGATGCGGAAGAAGCTATTGTCCTCAAACCTCATGTCGATAATGGTTGTCTCAAACGGGACATCTCCCTCGTCGTCTCCGAAGTCCTCTAACGTGCCACCAATGAAGTCGTCTTTCTTGGCTATTAGTTGCTCCCAGATGGTCTGCCTATCCATTCTCTCCTCCTTAGTCCTGCCAGTACCCCGGCTCTCGGTGTAACTCTATCGCCCTAAATGTCGTGCTCTGCTCGCGAAAGACGAGACTGCATTGACCCGTCGGCCCGTTGCGGTGCTTGGCGACGATGATATCGGCTATCCCCTTCGGGTAGGGCTTGAGCGGGTTCTTGCGCGACCACTCGTCCTCATTGCTGTAGTGGTCCTCGCGGTAGATGAACAGCACCACATCGGCGTCTTGCTCAAGGTCGCCCGATTCTCTCAGGTCGCTCAGCATCGGGACGTGCGGCACCCGATTCTCGACGGCCCGGCTCAGTTGGGCGCAGACCAGCACCGGGACATCGACCTCGCGCGCCAGCCCCTTCAGCGCCCGGCTTATCTGCCCGACTTCTTGCGTCCGGTTCTCGTGCCGTCCCGAGCCGTGGACGAGACCCACGTAGTCGACGATCACTAGGTCGAGGCCATACCTGTCCTTGAGCAACTTCGCCTTGGCTCGAATGTCGCTCACCCGCTGGCTTGCCGAGTCGTCGACGAAGATCGCGGCCTCGGAGAGTTCCCCCATCGCTTCGAGTACCCGCCTTTCCTCGGCCTCGTGCAATCGCCCCAGCATGAGGCGCTGAAGGTCGACGCCCCCATAGCCTGCCATCAACCGCTGGGCCAGTTGGCCGCGGCTCATCTCCAAGCTGAAAATGCCGACGTGGGCCTGCTCGCGTAGTGCAGCGTGCCGTGCGATGTCGAGGACAAAACTGGTCTTCCCCATTCCGGGCCGGGCTGCCATGATGATTAGGTCGCTCGCATGGAGGCCCCCAAGGATACGGTCGAGGTCAACAAAGCCCGTCAGCAGCCGGGAAGCCTCTTTGCGTTCGCCTTTGGGTGCAGTCATTTCCTCGGCGCAGCCGTCGAGGATTTCCCTGATGTGGACGAAGCCCTTCACGTCCTGCCCGTCCCGCAGGGCGTACAACAATTCGTCAGCCTTTCCCAATGTCCCCTCGGTGTCGGCGTTGGCCTCGTAGCCCAGCCGTACGATCTGCCCGCCTGCCTGAATGAGGCGCCGCATCAGCGCCGTGCGAGCCACGATCTTGGCGTAGTGCTCGGCGTGCATCGAGGTCGGCACCACGGATACGCACTCGGCCAGATAGGCTGCTCCCCCAACCTCGTCTAGCTTGCCGTCGCGCTCGAGCTCGTGGGCCACAGTGATTTGGTTCATCGCTTCGGCCCGGTCATACAAGGCTTGGCAGGCAGCATATATCCAGCCGTGCTTGTCGCGGAAGAAATCGCCGGGCTTGAGCAGCAGCGACAGACCCACCATGCAGTTGCCGTCGATCAGCAGCGAGCCGATGACAGACTGTTCGGCGGCGGCATCGAAAGGTGGGAGTTTGTCGAGGGTCATAGTAGAACCTCTTGGCGTAAGCGATTGGCGGCCAGTTCACAGTAGCGTTCCTCTACCTCAATACCGATTGCACTGCGTCCTAAATCTTTGGCCGCTCGTAGAGTTGTACCGCTGCCCATGAAGGGGTCCAGAATCGTCTCGCAAAGATTGCCACGCTGTTTATCAGCGAATGTAATACAGGCTTTTATAAGGCGCAATGGTTTCTGTGTTGGGTGGCATGCACCATCCAACAGCAACTCAACTCTGTTAAAGGTGAACACCCTGAGAGCGCAGTTAAACGACGTGAACGCGAGTTCGCCGTCCGAACCACAAATACGCTGTCCTTTGTCCCAAAACAGCCATCCCATACTCGGGGGCAGATACGCAGGAAAGTAGTTTGCGCCCCACACGATTTGGTGGTCTGACATAGAGAAGAGCAAGTCAAACATTTCCTTGCAGGGCGGCATGGTGTCCCATCCCATAAATTTGTAGGCTTTCCGCCCCCCGTGCGAACCCGTACTACGATACCCGCCATCTCGCCCGATGCCATATGGGGGGTCGGTAAGTAATAGGTTAAAGTGTCCTAGTTCCAGAAGGATATCCTCGCAACGTCCGTGGTATATGGTCACTCCCCCACGCTCGTAATAGGGCTTCATGCTACCCCTTCTTTCCCCGATACCGTGGCGCATTGTTGACGACGATTGTGCATTTGGCCGAGTCCTCTATCCGCCGCTTGATTCGCCCGATCTGCTCAGGCCACTTTTCCAGTGACAGATTAGTTGTGACGAACGTCCTCTTGTCCCGCTCATAGCGGTGCTCGAATAGTTCGCTCAGCGTCTCGACTACCCACGGTGACCATTCCTCAGTCCCAAAATCGTCCAGTACCAAAACCTCTGGCTCTTCCAGTCGCCGGTATTCCTCGGCGCTCGTGCCGTTGCTGAAGCCCTCCTTGATTCGCCTCAGCATGTTCGGCACGTAGCGATAGAGGGCGTAATGGCCCTGCTCGACGCTGCCCCGGACGACACAGCCAGCCAAGTAACTCTTACCAGTCTCGAAGCCGCCTACGATTGCCAGCCACGGAGTTGTCATTGAGCCAGAAAGAAAACCTACTACTGCGTCTCTGACAATCCGATTGCCTCTATGCCTCACATCGAAGGCTTTGAGTGAGGCGTCCCGCAGCGGCTCGGGCAGCTCCGAGATTCGCCACAGCACTTCGCTATGCCTCTGGCGATCCTCTTCAGCCTGACATTGGCAGCGTACGAGACCGTCGGTGCCTTGTAGCCAGTGCTGGTCACGGCAGATCGGGCAATCAGGTGGGGCTGTCAACACCGATACCGTGCTCTCGCCGGTATTTCTCCTGTTCGGCGGCATACTCGATATCTTTGGCATAATACTCGGTAGTATCTCCGTCAAAGGGAGGAAGATCCCGTGTCGCGCTAGGACCGGATCGTACTCGTCCATTGCCCTGTCCTTTCTGGTGGGGAAGTTTGCCACCAGCCTTGAGGTAGTCGCCTATCTTTGGCTCTACCCACGATAATTCTATCCAGTGCCCTTCTGCCTCACACATCGCTTTCCAGCAACCAACGATTTGATCGGGGTAGTAGTGAGACAGAAGCAGCTTAGTATCCTTTATCTGCTTGCCAAAGCGCGGGATCGGCATGGCGAAGATGATCTCGATCTCTTTCAGGACACGTTGAGGACTCTCCTTGCCGTACATCTGGATCACGTCCTCAAGCGTTTGCACTTTCTTTGGTGGCTTCGCTTTTGTTTCAATCACTTCAACTTCAGGTGCGCTTTGCGATAGCGAAGCGATCTCCTGGTTGTTAGTCTCTGTAGTAGTCTCTGTAGTAGTCTCTGGTATTGGTGCACCCAAATTGTCCACATGGAAGTGGTCATTTTGGCCACATGCATCAGGACAAATTGGCCACATGCATTTGTCATTTTGGCCACTTCCATTTGTCATTTTGACCGCATCGTAGTAGGCGTCCAAGTGGGCATAGTCGATGGTGTACCAGAACGTGCGGTCCATGTTGGCCTTGTTAAAATTGCCGGTGACGATCAACCCTTTTTCTTCCAACAGTTTCGCGGTTCGTTGCATGGTCTTAATACTCATCCACGGCAACTGCTTGCACCATTCTCGGTAGCTGTTGTAGACCCACCAGTGACCGTCTATAAAGCGGTCTGGTTTCGCGTCGTTTGCTATGTCCAATAACCAATAGTGGATTTGTTGGAGCAATACTGCTCCGTTGATACCGAGGGCTTTCGCTAGTGAAGGCACTACAGGAATGGTGTACTCATTGACTAGCGCCTTACTACCAGGAAGCGCCGCGTATTTGCGAGCCTCCCTGAGCACTCTGGTATTGGGTCGCGTTGTGTAGGTTGCCGGTGTTTCCATGTTTCGCCATCCTCATCCTAGATTTTCCTCCTCTAGGTTGCCGTGGTCGCCCTGTCCTGTCTACCATACCTTATACATCCTCATTTTACCTTATTTATCACTTCCTGTCAAGGCAAACAGGGCAATTTAGTGACACCGGAAGCCAAGTTGTGATACAATAAAAGCATGATAGAAATCGCTGGTGTCCCGTATCTCACTACCTCGGAAGTAGCTGACTGTCTCAGTGTCAGCGTCAAAACCGTCCGCAACTGGGCCTATGCTGGTCGCCTACATGCTGTCCACCGCGCCGGCATCAAGGAAAGCCTGTTCCCCAAGTCGGAAGTGGACGCTTTACTGACGACACTCACGCCAGGGAAGAAGCTGCCCATCCTTCACCCTGAAGGTGAAGGACCCAAGCCGTAGTGCGGTCATAGCCTATCCTCCGTGTGGGCCTGTCGTCTCGCCTTGACTTGCGGTGCTAACTCGTGGCAGTACCCCGTGTAGTCCCTTCATCGCCCGTTTCAGACATATCAGGCATATCCCTCGCTCTCCGATGTTGTTTCGCCAAATCGAGTAACTTGTTCCGTCATCCCGGTTCCATCCTCGCCTGCACATCGGCAAGCCGGGGTCAGCCAAAGTGCCCTCGTACAGGTGCGCCAGCTTCGGGTGTGGAACGTCGCGACCAAGACCGCTGATATAGCCATCAGGTATCATCTGGTCTCCTTTCTGCGAGTTTGTGCCATTTCTCTCGCTTGTCCTCCGTTAGATCAGCCCAAGCTGAAGGATGCACGCCGTTGCAGTCGCTGTCCATCTCGCGGGCCAAGCGGTTCAGCTTGCGGACCCATTCATCGGTGGTCATCCTTTATTCCTTTGGATTAATATCATACCAAGCGTACCAATCGCGTGCATCGCAACCTGGTACTAGGTTCCCTGTGTGGCGAAAATGCAGCACAATATACTGAGTCCAACTGCTCTGTCGGTCCTTGGCCTGCTTTATTGCCATTCGTCCTATTCCCGGGTCAACCTTTTCAGGATGTGCTTTCAATTGGTTTTGTTTCCTCAATTCTCACCTTGCGCGTCTTTGGTTTTGGTCGTTGGGCAGCGAGACACTCCGGACACTGCCAGCCGCTCCTTGGAGCTGCCCAGCCCTGCGACCACATCGTTTCTATCCTACCGCCTCTGCAAAGGCAATCGCCATGCGCTTGGCGTCCTCAAGAGTCCTCGCCACGAAGCCCACTGGAAGGCTCACATCTGCCTCTGGGTGCTCGACAAGGTATTTGTCTGTCCATCCCGAACAGGCACACAAGTGATCCTCGCTGTCAACCACATCGCCAATGGCAAATCCATGCAGCGCTCGGTGGGACCACCCATACCATTTCTGGTCACGTTCGCTGAAGCCTATTGAGCAAGTAAGGCCACGGCCACTGTTTGCCTCTGTGCAATCCGTGTGTACTGGCTCTGGCTTAATACCGTACTTCGCGACTAGACGATGTGCATCCCTCGGACTGCCAATGTAATGCCCTTCAGGTGTGTACGCTGACTTAATCACGAAGTTTTGGCCTCCATAGCGTTCACCATCGATCAGTTTTGTCCTAACCTCATAACCAACCTTGTATTTTCTCACCCTTTGAACCTCTAATACATCGTCCAACCCTTATACCTCCTTATTTCTACCAACCTGTTCCCTCCTGCCAGCCACACCCTTCTACTGGCCCGATTCCCAAACTGTCATTGGGAATGCGCCCCTGCCTGGCTTTGCTGGGTACACGAGCAGGCCATAGCCATATTGCCCACGGTAAGGCATCCATCGGGCGACTACATGCCTCACAGCGTTCTCTGGTATCGCCACCGACTCAATCACCCATTCTTCCATAAGGCCCTGAATGAACTTCGCCCTGTCCACGTGGTCCCTACAGTAGTAGCCTAGCAACTCCCCGTTGTCGCAATCTCGTAAGTCCCTGATGTCAAGGTCGAACATCCTCTTTCCTTTCTGCCAACCCCAAGCCCACCCTTGGTTGGCTCCACCCACTAGCCCATATTTCTGGTAAGACGTTTTTGCCTTACCCACAGCAATCACCCCCTTTCAAGCCCGGAAGGATGGCTGGCAAACATCGCCGCAGGGCGGGACCATTGCCTAGCAAGCGCTCGCCAGCCACATGCATAATCTATCCAGCGCTCTGGAGGTTGATAGAGCATGGCAAACGGCATTGCACCCATCTCCCACACCCGTTCTAGCCGCGCTCTCGCATGCTCTATCGTTTCTCCATTGTAGGCACACAGCACGTAGCACCTGAGCTTCCGACGTGGCAGGAAAGACAATCGACCGAGAGCCTTCGCCAAGGGCTTGAGCGCCCCTTCAGTGTCTGCCGCCAGAAATAGGCTATCAATCCTCAGTCCGCGCAATTCCTCGGCTATCTCATCCGTCACCAGTGACGCCTGCAAACCACCGCTGAATATCGCTGCTCGTTTCTGCCGTCTGAGCATCTCAAATACCTTCCAGCGGTGACTCGATGGGCAACTGAGCAAATTATTGTCTCCGATGATGTACCCCTCGGCTATCGGGTCAAAGAGGCGCAGGCGCCCTTCTCGTTCAGGAACAAGGCACCAGTTACAGGCGTTTGGACAGCCCCGGCTGGAAAAGGTCACACCGGGCTTGATGTACATCCCTGGCGTGAAGCCTTCCCCCTTATTCCCCATCGCCGGGCCGCCTAGCCTCACCTTGGGGTAATATTGTTCCCACGCGTCTTGTAGGTGCTCGGCATATCTCACATCCCAACTGAACACCACGGAAATGTGAACCTCGTCTGCTTCCGGCCTCATCAGCGGCGGCTCCCCCACGAAGGCCATGTCGTCAACGGGCGTGTATGAAGTTTTTCTACAGAACACGCGTATTACGCGCTTCCCTTTAAGGTCAAACATGGCGCCACCTTTGAAGGACTGAGCTGCTCGTCACTCATATATCACCCCCTTTCTCTTGTGTACCATTCCGGTGAAAAACCACTCATACGCGCTTGCTCCCTCGGTAACATCTAACCTCATGTTTACGGTACTTGAGTCGAATTACATCTACAATTGCTTGAGCTTGCTCATTATCGCATTCCAGCCTGATTGCAACGCCGTCAAACCTTCCTTTCTCTACGGAGATCACTTCCCGACTTGGGGCGACGGGCGCAATCAGAAACTGGGCAAGAATAATATCTTTCGTAAGGTCCGCTACGTTGACGCTGTATCGGGTCATTCTCCCCGCTCCTTCGTGAAGGACCACTCCGGCCTATCGACCACAACCACTATTGGCCGGATATAGCTCGCCTGCCATGTGTGGCCGTCTGCTTGGTATGACTGCACGGCGAAGAGCAGCAGCAAGCCGCCGAGGATGCTCATCCGCCTGCCTCGAAGTCGGCCCAAGCATAGCGTGGTGAGAGGCCGCTACGTCCTATGTTCCTCTCTATCCTAGCCCGCAAATTATGGATGTCGCCCTGAGTTATTCCCTCTAAATGCTGACGAGCTTCAGCAATTGCATCTTGCAAATCATGATGTGCGGGTAGGGCGAAGTGGCCCGTATGACGACGCCCTGTAACACCACAACAGACATGCCATCCTCCATAGGCACGATAGGCAAAAGTGTCTAATTCGCCAAACCCATCTATTAGCACAGGGATTCCGTCTGCCTCTTCAAACCACCCGTGTTCTGGATTGGGGTCAAGCAATTGAACCTTGCAAGCCCAGAACCTATCAGGCTTATCTAAGTAGTAGTCGCGTCTCGTCTGTGTAGTCATTCGTCCTTCACCCTTCCAAGAAGGGTGAAGGATTCGCCTGCCTCGAAGTCGGCCCAAGCATAACGGGGTGAGGGTCCGTACTGGTTTATCCAGTGGTCTCGCCAACGTAGAAATTCGCTACGGCCGCCGTTATTCAAGCATTCCATCGCTACTACAATTGCTTCCTCAGTCGTAGCAAAACCAAGAGCTCCCTTGGGGTGTCGAAACACAGTACCAGTCACACCATCATTTACAGACCACCCCTCCTCCATGTCTCGATGTAGATAGCAATCGAGTTCTCCCCAACCCTCGATTAAAATGGGTTGCCCTTGCACTTCCTCGAACTTGCCCCAAAACAGTCGGTAGAACCTATCTGGCTTATCCAGCCAGTAGTCGCGTCTCGTCTGTGTGGTCATTCGTCCTTCACCCTTCCAAGAAGGGTGAAGGATTCGCCTGCCTCTATGCTCTCGGCAACCTGCTCAGAAGCTAGGGCGATGGCTCGGGAAAGTGCATCAGCGGACGCTTGCCAGACACCTCTCACTGGCGAACTCACCATCACGCAGTCCTCAATTTCGCAGAATGCCCTTGCATCGTGCGCGCTAGTCACCCGGTGCATCGTAATATCAAAGCCCAACTCCGTTAAACGCTCCACCACCATCATCGCCTGCTGTAGATCGCTTGCGGGGTACCAGCCGCGCACCTCTTTAGTAGCCTCTCCATTCGCCTTACACCACCATTCTTCGGTCGAATGAATAACGTCTCGGTACCCATCCTCATCCATCATCGTCCGGTCTTCTCGATCTAACTGCCTCTTGTGCCAAGCCATGATCTTCGTTGCAATCAGTTCCCCTCTCTCCCTGTCGTTACGTTCAATCATTCGCTTGCCTCCTTGCCTTGGGTAGTGTCGATTAGGACGGTCACAGCAGCACCTCTTGACTCAACCTCTCCGCTTGTCGCTGCCAACGCCGTTTAGCCAAAAATACCTCTTTGCTACATAACCTATAGCCCTGAGACTCGAACAGTTTGACGACCCTCTCATACGAACTTGCATCGACAGACATAGTGATTGAGCCTGTGTCACTAACAACGTAGACCTTTTCTCGCTTCAAAACGCTACCTCACAAAAACAATCGACCTATCATGCGGCCTCGGCTCATCGCCCTTGCGCAGCCGGACCACCACATCGCCACAACGGTCGAGTTCGGCCTCGCTGTAGACGATAATCTCGCCAGTGAACTGGCCATCGACGAAGCGCTGGTGGACAATTAGGTCTAGTCGTTCGGCGGGGGATAGGCGCATGTCCACGGCCCTGAGCTGGTATCCTTCCCAAATTGTAGTTGCTACTGCTGGCATGGTAGGCTCCTTTCTAGAGTGTGCAGATACACGGTATAGCGGGCCTTTCGCCCTCAAGGTCTAGCCAACCCGCTCTTGCCACCTTGTCAAGCGGTCGCCCTTTGCCGCAAAAGTAATACGGTTTTTTCCCCTTCGCTCGCTGCTTCTGGGCTACTAGTTGCTCCAGTTCCCGTGCCTTCAGAAACAAATCAGGGTGCTGCTGATAGAGGTCTCGCCACTCTTGAACTCTTTGGCCTGGGCAGAAGAAACAGCGACTGCGAACTGGTAAGAGTAGCCCGTGGGCGAGGATGATTCGTTCGCACTCTGCCCGGTCTATTCCCTCCTCGACTAGCGGAAACTCGTGCCGCATATCGCCTGTGCCATAGCCGATCTTGTTTATCCGGCTGGCTTCCTCCATAGCAATGCCCATGTAGACTACCGAAGGGCCTTGCATGTAAGCGCGTAGGGGCTTGACTTTGTACTCTGCCGTACACCACCGCTGCTTTATCGCTGGATACGCCTGATGTGCCATGCAATAGTCATACAGATTCAGACCATATCGTTTCGTCTCCAGCACGGTTATGGGGTAGCCCGTCTCCTGTAGCATCTCAACGTACTCCCGCGTCTCCGGCCAGTCGCATTGCAGATCGGCATAGACAGCCTCGAACTCAATGCCTTGGTCGATGAGCCAGAGCAGTAACGCCACAGAATTCACGCCTCCACCGAAGGATAAGAATTGTTTCACTAATCCATCTCCCTGTTTGGTGCAAGTGTCAGGAGTCGAACCTGATGGGCCGCTTCCCATCCTTCATCCTTCTTGGAAGGATTCACGGCACGTTGGCGCAACCACGCACCCGCAGCGAGTACAGGGAGGATACTCGCTCATGCTGGCACCTCGCTAAACTCGTCCTTCACCTCGGGCTTCTGGCCGTAGTAGGCCCGCACCTGCTCAGCCGCCTTTTGCAAGTCGCCTATCTGCGATGTTGTTTTGATGCTCAGCGCCTGTAGTACAGCGCCGCTGGCTAAACTCATCGCGTCGTGTGCCCATGTCATCAACTCGCCTGCGTTGTGCAGCGCCGGGATGTCGGGCCACGGGTTCGCGGGTCCGGCTGAAGCTGGCGCTTTGAATGTCTCTGGTTTGGACGCTTCGGGTTTGGCTTGCATAGGGGTCGTCTCTGGTGCTCGGGATACTGGTCTGGTAGTAGGTTTGACAGGTTCAGGTCGCCGTGCTGTCTCTGGTTCCACCGCCATATCCTCAAGGTCTTGTGAGAATAGGCCGCTAGTTGCCGTCGCCCTCAACGTGGCGTCAACATAGCTGTTATGTGTCTGAATTCCGTTAGCCAACAGAAAGATGTGCTCGCCGCTAACTTGAATATCGTAGGTTGGCGCCAACTTCTTCTCTGGTGTTATGCTGACAATCTGTTCCAAGTCTTTCGGGTGGTATGCTGGTGGCTCGGTGGTTAGACGCCCCCGGAATACCGGATAATCAGTTTCCTTATATCGAGCATTTGATCGCCTTAGGGTAAGACGATGCCCCAACACCGCACAGAGACTTCTGAGATCATTCGCCCAGTCGTAGTTTTCGCCCTTGAACCCTATCTGCCAATAGGGACGGCGTCCTTCATCGTCTCTGAAACTGCCATCTCCTTCCAGATACCCATTCAGAAGTTCCTGCAGAAACGCGCTCCCTTGCCGCCAAGCATATCGGGATAGGTGCTTTCCGCTTGCGCCCTTGCCATCAACGAATTGCTGAATCATGCCGTTGAATGCTGGCCCACTGATACATACTCTCAGGCATTCGCCTTTGTCACGTTTGTCACGTGTGACTCTTAAGGGGCTGCCTAGCTTCATAGCAGCGGTTTGGATGTTGTCAACCAGATCGTCTCGACCAGCATTGAGGGTATAGTTTATATAATGGTCTTCGGCGTTTCCCTCAGCAATGAATAGTCCGGCCGCGAAAGCGAACGGCAAATCAGCATGCTGAGCGTGGTCTTTGATCGGGATCAGCGAACGCAGCAGGCTAGTCCCCACGGATAAATTCGCGACGCTTAGTAGTCCCGTCGGCGTAGTCGGAAAACGGTGCAGTGCAGTAGCGCGAATATACGAGCCGTCACCCAGTTCGATGCGGAACAGTTGGTCATTTTCATTGCGAACCATTGCCTCAACGTCAACCCAGTTGCCATCAGGCGCCGGTAATTGGAGAGGTTCATTGCCGTCTTGGTAGATTCGGTACATTCCCTCGACGGTCCCAGCTACCTCGCCTAGCGAGGTGCGGAATAGGAGTGGCGTACTACCGCCCAAACATCGCTTTGCTGACATTTTCTTCAACGTGTTCTCATTGTCAAATGGGTCTGGGTTCTCGATCTGCCCTTGCTGCTGATCGATTATGGACGGGTCGTTGTCACCGAACTTGGCACCACATCCGCCCTTTTTGGCAAAACAGAGATAGCCGCCGCCGTATTCAGCCTTGCCCTTGATAATCGCCGCCGCTCCACATTGTGGGCATTTGCGTTGTCCGTCCCGGTAGCGGTGCTTCTTCTCCCATGAGTTAGCCGCTCCCAGTCCTTGCCCGACTATCGGCCCGTCTTCGGTCTCGGCATGAAGGTTACACACACTCAGCACCCGAAGCTGTGGTGTAGTTATGCCGTCGCCTAGAATCGTGGTCTGATCGAAGGTCGGCACGAGGTGGTGAAACTTCGCCAGCTTCTCGGCTCCGGGTTTGAGTAGGGTCGGCTTGCTGCCGGTCCCCGGTATTACCCCATAGTCAACTTCTGTTGTCATCAACTCCCGCTGGATGGTCGCCATCCGCACTTGTGCAGTCTTCATCTGGTCAAGTCGTTGCCGAAACTCGGTATCGCTCATCACGGCTAGGGCATCCATGGGACTAACCCGCTGTGCCAATTGTCCTTGCTGCTGGATTGCTAGTTCGTGTGTATCGTTCATCGTTTCTCCTCTCTATTGGTCGCCGAACAAATCCGAGTTGTCTTTTTCCGCTTGGCGCTTGATTTCTTCTGCTGTCATCTGGCTTCGGCGAAACGCAGCTATCGCCATGATTGCAGCGCCGCGAGCCTCATTCACATGGTCTAGTGCCTGTACGACTTTCTCGGTCCGGGCCTCTTTGTCAGCGTCCATGTTGTCTCTCCTCTCAAAAGGGCAGCACGTCTGGTATCGGCGTGCCGTCGCCATACCTCTCCTGCTTCAGCAGCCACTCGTGTCTCTCATGGCGCCACCACTGTATCCTCTGCAATGCCACATCATGGGCCTTCGCAGCCACGATCATGGCGTTGATGCTGTTCGTCACGGTAAGTCTCTTGATCGTCGCCCGATCCTGCCGTGCGAGGATTCGCCACTGATCGAGCATGTCCTGAACATCACTGCCGAATCCGTAGTCGCCAGCCTTCAGGCCCGCGATAACGTTCTTCCATGCTGCGATGGTCGCTTTCATCCTTCACCTCCGAGGGTGAAGGACCCTCCCGTCAGTCTCAGACAGGCGGCAATAATCAGATGTACCGCCAGCGCGAGCATGATGATGGCGGCAAAGCAGCCAATCGAAAATGGTTTCTGTTGTTGCATTAGACGTGCTCCTCGATTTCGACTGTGTTCGACAGAAACTTAATGGCGTCCTCAAGGTCGGTTATTTCAGCCATCTTGGCAGTGCAATGCCCCCGCATAATCTTCAATTTGCGCTCATATTCTTCTACTTGTCTGCTCACTGAGGCGGCTTCCAAACAGACGTTGTTTAGTCGATACCTCAGGGCCTCTATCGATTTTTCAAACATGACTAGATGTGCTCCCTTGCCCAGTCTGGGTCCCGGTGTCGGGGGTCGCGCAGCCTTGGTGGAAGGGCCGCTGGACGTTTGTCGATGCCGACTAACTGCCGGAACTCATCCTCGGTGTGCGGCCCTTCGTCGGGGATGTCGTCAAGACTGTCGTAATAGTCGTCGACGGCCTTTTGCTCGGCGATGTCGTCGTGGAAGGTGCTAATCATTGGACGCCTCCTGCTTAACGGGGTGAAAGTAGTCGTGATATGCATCATCGTCGAAGTCTGCAACCTCACCGCACTGTGGGCAAATCCAGCGCGAGTCGGGTAGTCTCATCTGCTCGATATAATTGATCCTTCCGATTTTGACTTTGCCACACTGGCCGCAGAGCACGCTATATGCAGCGTCGTGTTCACTTGGCTCGCGGCGCGCCAACTCATCGTCAAACCACTTTTCAGCAGATATCCCTAACTCACTCAAGTTCACCTGATACCAGTGGTTGCCGCCACCCGAACTCGGGGCTGTGAACCTGAGCACGTTGTTTTCTATAGTTCTGCTAAAGCGGACGCCTGGGCATAGGCGCTCTAGTTGCGCCATCTTGTCTACTAGTGTTGTGCTCTCAAGCATGGGACACCACCTCCTCGATAGCCGCGACTATGGCGTTAGCCAAGTTCTCTTGCCATGTCGGTGGTGACTGTATTGAGGCTACTATTATCGGTTTTGGGCAGTGATGGCGCTCATGTCCACGTTCCGTGATAGCGCGGCCGATGCTCTCCAGCGTATACAGTTCGTTGCTCCATAACTGCTGGCCGCAGTCGGGACAGGTCCCAATTAGCATTGTCAAAACCTTCTCCCCGTAGCCTGCACTCGCACACTTAAAGACGAGCTCATCGACGGTGATTAGCCCCCAGCCAATGTTTTCATCCAGCCGGACCGCTGTCCAGTCCGAGCCAAACCACCGCTCGGCGATCTTATTTATGTTGTCTATTCTGGCTGAGCGGTCTCTGTTGGCGCTCTCTGTATCTGCCTCGTCTTTGAGGCGCTTCGCCTCCATGTATGCCTCAATGGCGCGACCCGTGAATGTCATTTGGGTGTTTGGATTGTTCATCATGCAACCTTCCCGCCCGTTGCCTTGGCGATGGCGGCTCTTGTCACACAGTCGGGGCATTCGCCCTCGTTCCCCTGCTCGCGCCACGTGAGACACCAGCAGAGCCCGCCTTGCCGCCTCAACTTCAGGCACGCTTCTAGTAGGTCAGGGGCTGCGGCGATGAGTTGAGCTACGACCATCCATGGGCTTTTGGTGAAATCAGGCATTGGACGCCTCCTCGTTATCGTGGTCGCCGACAAAGCCGTCTTCGCTGCCATCCATTCGGTAACAGCGAACACACCGGCAAATAGTGTTGCAGTCCAGATCGACAATGTTGTCCGTCAGAACATCGACCGTACAGCCGATCTCGTTGTGCTGTGAACGGAGATGCCCACACTGGCAATAGAGACCGTCAGGGTCGGAGATGACTTTTCTCATCAAGCCACCTCCTCTTCACGGCACCCGAATGCCGTCTCTCCCCATGCCGCCATGTCCTCCGCCGCCTCGGCCATCAGGATATCTTCCGCCACCTTGGTTGCCATCGCCTCGGCCAGTGGGCATCGTGCCGCCCAGCACATCGGCGTGGGACAGTCGGTCGTCATCGTGTAGCACTGCACCGTCTCGCACCAAAATGTGCCCAAGAGGGCGTACCGCTCGGCCACAGAGGTATAGTGGTAGACGCCGCCACAGAGCTGGCATCCCGCTTCCTGCCACGCGTCGAGGTACGATTGCTTGTACACATCAAATGGCAGGGTGTGGCCACATTTACAGCATACGAAAGCGGGCGAGGTGTAGACGCGAGGGTATTTTTGTGCTATAGTAGAAGTGTTCATAAGACTCCTTTCGAGGGGTGGGCTGTCAGGCGCACAACCTGACAGCCTTTTTCATTTCTAGGCTGCTGGCTTCAGGTCGTCGTAGACGATTTCGGTTAAACATCCGCTCGCCGCCTGCTTTCTTGTGGTCTGAATGAGTAGGTCCAACCGTTCGACGGCCCCTCTGATCTCGCTTGTCGCTGCGGCCAAGTCATCTATCCTTGCGCCCAGCCTTATTACTCGATGGTCTCCTTTTATTCGGTTTTCCTGTGCTATGACCTTGCCTCCTTTCCTGTGTAGTTATTCGCTTTTTATCTATTCTGCTGTTCTGCTCGACTAGGCTCCCCCTTCCTCAATGTCTTCTGCTACAGGGCTGACAGCAGATTTAGCAACTGGCGGGCGAGCGCGATTATGTCCACTGTCGTGTCAACGTTGTCCTGTGCCCGTCCGATCAAGCTGCTGTTGTTGCACGCGTTAGGATCTTCTGGGACAGGAGGATTCCCCCCGCGTATGGCATTTGCGAAAGAGATGGCGGTAGCGACTTGATCGCTGAGCTCGCTTAACAGCTTCGTCTGGCACTCCAAAAGACGGGTCAGCGTGTCGGCTTGATCGGACTGCTGAGGCATCATTCCTGCTCGACTGTCCACATGCATCATTCCTGCTAGCCTATCCATCTTGGTTGTTCTCCTCCCTTCTCAGTGTCGCTTATTCGGTTGTTTTGCTCGACTAGGCTCCCTCCTGTTGAGATTTGGTGTCCGGATTTTCCTCTATCCTATTTTCTATGGCCGCTTGTTCTCTCTCTGCCCGTCTCCTTTCGTCAATTTGTTGTCGTATCGCTACCCGGCCTCTTTTCCGGATTCGATCCAAGATGATCTCGACTCCCATTCGCACGATCTCACTGCGGCTCACCCGAAGGGCCTTGGCGTGCCGGGTGAGCTGGGCCAGTACCCTCGGCGCAAGCGCCACGCCGACAGGCTCCACGCTGGTCAGCGGTTTTGCCGGTCGCCCTCTTCGTTTGCTCTGTGTCATCCGTACTGTTGCCTTCCTAAGTCCTTTATTCGTTATTCATCATCTAATGTTCTAAAACCGC